TGCTGCCAGAATAATTTGTCGCGGGTTCCCACGCGTTGCCTTCAACATAAAACTTAAACCAAATGCGATCCAGGTCTCCCAGGCCCCAATAGCTCGGAGTAGGATAAAGTCGCAATTGATTATTGATCAATTCATAAGAATAATGAGAAGTTCGTGTATAAATTGAATCTTCATACATAATGGCTTGCATTTTGTTTTGCCATGTGGGAATTATCTCAAATGTTGAATCATCCGCAAATTGTCCGTATGTGGAGTAATTGCCAACGACGCCTACCCCTCCGTAGTACCCATAGAAGCGCCACATTGCCCTAGGAGACTTGTAAAAAACTTGCGTGACATAAACACGCTTATCCTTAACTTTCCCGCTGTAAGTGACAGGATTGCCGTCATCATCTACGCCCGAATTAGACGCACTGTTAATAATGGACTGTACATCATAATCTTGCTGATCGATTTTTGGCGAAAAGGAGGCTGAATATTGAGCAATGGTGCCTCCAAATCCGGCAATAGCAGACAGACCATCTCCGATCTTCTTTGCATAGGACATCTGGAATCGCGGGTATTTTAAACTAACGCCGTCTGGACCTGATGTTCTATCGCCCTTGTGATCAAAAGTACCAGTTGCATCCCCCAGCACATCTGAAAGGATATTTTTGCCCTGGTGAAGATTGACAATGTAGGAATATTCTAAAACTGCCTCTTCATAGGCCGCATACACGTTATTAGCAGTTAATTCAATGTCTACAACATCGCCGCCCAATTTTTTGTATACGAAGGCGACTTGTAAGGAGGCGCCACTTAAAAAATCCGCCGATCCGGTATATGAGCCGAAGGGCACACCTGCGGCTACCTTAGAGACAGTACCAGTGGCTGGTAAAACAATTGCACTGGTTTCTGATATTGGACTTAAGTTAGTTGGCATTAATGAGATCTCCCGCTACACTAAGTAGTGATCTTCATCACAAAATTCCAATGATAAAATGCCTTCTTTATGAAGCTGTCGCACTTTGACGAGTTTCTTTCGTCTTCTTAGTTGTTGTTTTCTTCTTTTTGGTAGTCCGAGATTTAGAAGTTTTTGTTTCCGTAGCAGTTGGTGCTGCGGAAGTTTTTGTTTCTGCCGTAGTCTCAATAGCTGGTTCCGGCAACGTATCCGGTGTATCGGGCGTGTCTGTCTTCATAATCGGATGAGTGCCAAACTTATTGGTAAACTTTCCGGGTGTTGTGTTTATTCTTCTTTTCTTTCCCATGGAAAACTCCTTGTTATATAATAACTAGTATAATTTCTATAAAACGAAAATCTCAAAAATTTGCCGGCGAAAAAATGTGGGAGATCGTCATTTCTAAAAAAAACCTCACTCCGCAGGGAGTGAGGCTTAAAAGACAAAAGCAGTCTTTTACTTCTTGTTTAAGAAGCTGCTGACGTTGCGAACAGTGTATCTGTCACATCAATAACGACGCCCGTACAGTGCATGTAAGTGCCATCGGACACGAAGTCAAACCTTTCACCACTAGTCGAGCTAGTGCTGCAATTAATGAAATCGTGTGTCGTGCCGTCAGCAACATCGGCGCCGCCGCCGTCACCACCGATAATCAGGCCGGTGAAAAACTCACCACTCGCCGTTCCAATGTTTACAATTTGGTCCATTGTACCACCGTCTTGCTCGTCGATAATAACAGAAAGAGTCCAACCAGCACCAACTGTTGCGGCTGAAGGCAACTGAACCAAGGTCGTAGCTGCAGGATTAACGTGAATCACGGCGCCACCATCAGCAGCGCTAACTGTATAGTCCGCCGTCTTGGCCAAAAATCTACGCTTTGCGCCGGTTAACGTCGAGTCAGTAAGCAGAAGCTCTCTCTTTAAATTCTCAATTAATGTTTGGGTTCGCGCCAAACCCACTCTTTTAGTTCCCATTTTTATAACCCTCCATTTATAATCATGTCATCAAACATGGGATGAATCTCTTGATTCGTAGGTAAGTAGTCTGCCCACAAAAGAAAGCCCCCATCTTTCGATGAGGGCTTAACTTTTTGTTGCTCTATCTAATTTACTAATTAGCCAGTAGAGCCCGACTCACCTTCGAGTCCACGCACGACAACAAGGCCGTACATATCGGGACGCACCATTTGCTTGGCGTACCGAGTCATCACGCCCTTGCGGGGCACGAAGTCTTCGGGGCCAAAGATGGTGGGTGTAGTCTGCAGTGGCACGTAAGGTGCGTACACATATCCACTTTCGAGGAAAGAGGATCCGCGACGACCAACCAGGACCACGTTTCGCAGGAAGTATGGGTCAACAATGACATCAAACTTCTTAGAAAGTTGTCCGGTCTTGACGGCACCAACAGAACCAGTGTCAGAGTCTGCCGTAACAGACGCACGGAATCCACTAGTGAACTCAAGGATGTTCGCAATTTCAGGTCCAAGGACGATGAAATTAGCGCCACCACGCAGAGTCTTGCGGTGAATCTGTGCCGACACATCATTGATGGTTTCGACAAGAGTCTCATACCACTCGCTTACCGTACCGGTAAAGTCGGGAGCAGCCGAAGATGCACCAACTTCAACGCCAGTAGTCCGGTCTACGAAGAGACCAGGAGAACGAGCCCAGTAGTAAGTCCCAGCAGTTGCACCGTTAACGAGGTCCGCAAGGATCTCACGGTCAATCTCAAGAGCAATTTGCTCAGAGAGAATGCTGGTCAGTTCCACTTCAGCATCGAGGTTGTGGTAGGCGTTAAGATCTTGTCCTAACTCCGGAGTCCACTTAGCCTTCAGCTTCTTGGTCTGTGCAGTGACAGCCACGGAATCGACTTTGATGTCGATCTCGGGAATGTCGGCGTTGCCTTCCAGTCCCCATGCGGTAGCTCCAATAACGGAACCAAGGGAACCGCCAACATTGAAGTTATCAACGAGAGGATGGCCAACAGTGAGTGTAGCACTTTCGGCTACGGCTCCTACATTTGCAGAAAGAGCAGTAACAACAAAGCGAAGACTCTTGACAGATTGAGCAGACTCCGTAGCACTTACGATGTGTGTCAAACGTCGGACGAGACGCATAATGGTTGCATCCCCAGTCGCTGCGCCATTGCTCAAAGCACCACTAAGGTTTGCTTGAGTAATGTTGAAAGCACCAAGGTTCTCGAAATCGGTTGTATCCGCTGTAAATGCAGACTTAGCCACATCGACAATAACAACCTTGTAACCACTACCCGAGAGAGCAATGATGTCCGGATCGTACAGAATACGCTTCCGGTTGGCTTCGAGACCACTACCTTCAAGGTTGTTCGCACCGTTGATATCAAACTGATCCTTAAGAGCATAGTTTGATGTAGCAACATCAGTAGAACCACTAGGAGATGCATACGCATAACCACGGGCGCCCACTGTGCGCGGACCTGAAAGGTCAGAACCAGAGGCGTCAACTAAGCTCACACCACCAGTTACCTGTGCACCAACCTTATCAGTACCGTAAATCGACTTGTTAACTAAGTTACCAAATCGCTCGGTCTGGGTTGTGCGTCCGCCAAGATCAGGTGAGAACACGAAATCCAGGAAGAAGATAAGTCCCGAGGGGAGACTCATCGGCTGAACGCTAACGAGATCGTTTGCGATCAGTCCCGCGAAAACACGACGGACGATGGGGAACGCGACGGCTGCAAAACCCTCAACATCTCCAGCGGCCATTGACGAACTTTCGCGAAGAAGCTCCTTTGCTTGGTTCTCAAGCAGACGAGCCATAGATTGGCGCTTGCGATCACTTTCCAAACCCTCTAAGAGTCCGGTGCGATCCCACTTTTCTAATAACGCATGCCCTTCAGCACGCATATCACGGTTAACAACGCCTTCCGTTAACCTATCAATAATACCAGCCATTTTTAAAATACCTCCTATGTTAATGTATTCGTATTAATTTTACTTAATACCTGCTAGTCTTTTCATCCTATCCGCAATGGGATCGAATGATGTGCTTTCCTTGCGGGAAGCACGAATAACAGAAGTACTACGACGACCAATTGCTTCACTCAACGATTGGGGGCCAGCCTTAGTGGCTGACGGCGTTGCGTTTTCGAGCGTATGGTATATTGTTTTCGCCTCTGTTACTGAACCAGCTTTTGAAATAGCGTCGGCAATTTTTGACTTTTGCCGCTCATTTAGGGAGGTATTTCTCAAAACACGGTTCGTGTAAAGCAAGCGAGCATTGGAAAGGTTT